GAATTGTTGCTCGTACTCACAGAACAATATCATGCAGGGAGAACAACCTTGCTTTTTAGGTTCTTTCATTAACATGTCGCTACAAAAATGCATAAACTCGGCCGGTCTAAACTCGTTTTCTGAATTGAAGAATTTCTTTCCCGCAAGCTCACTTTCTCCATTTTTGTTGTCTCCATCCTTGTACCATGACGGATTGCTAGCATAAGCGTTTTTCCCAAGATTGTAAGGCACATCTGCTATTATAAGCTGTGCCTTTGGTATTTGATATGTTTTAAAATTCTGGAAAGAATCCCTGAATAATTCTACATCTTTCATTATTGATAGTTTTTTATTTATCCCGCCCTGTCGAAAGCCTTCTCAAAGACCTCCGGCCTTAGCAAGGCGTTGCTTATCGCCGTGAACGCCTTCACGATCCCGGGCTGCTCATTTAAGTTTATTCTCACGTCCTTCCCGGTGACCTCGCTTGATAACCGGTCACTTAGGAACTCTACCCTGCCCAAATCTAGATAGGACAGGGGATTGTACGCCAACGGGACGATCCCCCGCATCCTTTCGCCGAAATCGTATATCGTGATCCTAGACATCTGCGCAATCATGTTTATCGTGGATGACAAGGATGCTATCCTGTTCGCCGAACCGGATACCCCGTGATCCAGCAATATCTGGCTGATCGTGTAGTAATACCGGTCTATATGAGGCTGTACGTCCTCCTCCATGCTTTGCGTTATCTCGGCGAACGCCTCCTTGTTGGCCTTGGCTATCCGGAAGATGTTCGTGTTATAAGCGTTTATCCCCCTCTCGATAGCGTTGGCCGTCCGTTTGGCGTTATGCCTGTAGTGCTCGCTATTCCTTATGGTCTCCATGAGCGATACCGTGTAGTTATACACTTGGTCGTTCAAGAAAAGCACCATGTAGGTTAGCGAGGTGACAAGGCCGTTCGTGTCCTTGTCTATCTCTTCCCAATCGTTGTATTGTCTCATTCTTCCATCCTCCGGATTATATAATCAACAACGTCCTTTACGGTAAGGCATCGTCCGGGATCATCATCAGGGATCGATATGCCAAACTCTTTCTCTAATTCCATAAGTAGCTCTACCTCGTCAAGACTGTCCATCCATAGATCATCCTCTAGCTTTGATTCCATCGTAAGTGGCGTATCTTTGTGAAAAAGTTTACTCTTTATGATCTCAAATACTTTGTTCTTTATAGTTTCTTTTTCCATTGCTGTAATTATTTTTATTACTCTCATCATAGATGAATGCATCTTTCAACTATGATGAATGATTAAACCTTATTTGTTTTAGCGAACACCACGCTCTCATGATCCGGCCTCAGATGGGCCATGCAAGCAGATGAGTACTCGCAGAATCTCGCTCCTTCGTCCCGGAAGACGCATCCCCTGCACGGGATCTTGTTCTGGCCGTTGTAGTACGGCCTGTACTTTTCCACGATAATTTTCATGTCTCCTACCAACACGATCAAACTGGTAGGGGTGTTCTTCAGTCTGTTGATTATTTCCATGATCTGTTTTTTAAAATGGCATGTCCTTGTCACAACTCCCGTAATCGTAGAACTTGGTCATGCCGTCATTATGCTTAAATTTCACTAATCCCGTGGCCCCATCTCTATTCTTGGCCACGATCAACTCTCCGTAATTGCGTTCTACGTTACCGTTCTTGTCCTTGACCTCGATCTTGTAATACTCCGGTCTATGAATGAACATTACGATATCAGCGTCTTGCTCGATAGCCCCGGATTCCCTAAGATCGGATAGGAGGGGTTTCTTGTCCGGTCTGGCCTCGTTCCCCCTGTTCAATTGGGATAAGAGCAAGAAGGGAACCTTTAACTCCTTCGCCGTGATCTTGGCGGTTCTGGACATCTTCGCTACCTCACGTTCACGGCTTCCTTCCCGTTCACCGCTCTCCGCCAATTGGAGATAGTCGGCCATGATTATCCCGCACTTGCCTTGTTTCTTCAGTATTTTACATCGTGACCGGATATAGTCCATCGTCACGCACGGGTTGTCATCGACGTAGATCGGAAGTCTCCAAAGCTCATTCACTGCCGTCTCTACCTTGTTAATCTCCTCGTTTGTCATATACCCGGACTTGAACCGTTCCGGATCTACGTCGCACTCGGATAGGATCAGCCTGTTAGCCAAGCTTATGTCGGACATTTCAAGCGAGAATATAGCCACGGGCGTGTTGGATTTTGCCGCCGATTTGGCCAAGTGAAGCATCACGGCGGTATTGTGGGTGACTATGTAGTCATCCGTTATGTACAAGGCCTTCTCATGCGATACCGATATGCACTGGCATTCAACCCTGCGGTTGGTCGGTGTCACGGACATCACGGTCAAAGGTTTGTTCCTCCGGTCTGGCCTCACTCTGTTGAATTTCCTTGGGAGCGTGAAGCATTCCCTAGGATTGTCCGCTACGATCACGAGCCTGAAACTGTTCCTTTTCCGCTCGCCATAAAGGAATGAGCGTCTTTCTCTCAAGGAACATTTATATCCTAAAGACCAGCAAAGTGTTTGTACGCCTCTCGCCAATTTAGCGCTCGTGGTGTTGTAGCATATAGCCCCATTCTTGTCTATATCCCCGTCTGTATCGAGAAGACCGTTCAACAGCTCAACCCTTTGATCCCTGCATGCGTCAATGTACATGTCCGGGATGAACTTCTCGTAGGAATGGACATTCAACAATCCTAGGCTCTTTAGCTCTGACAGGTATTTATTGACCTTCCTGTTCTCCTTGTTGGTCACTAGGAAGCGATCATCCGACACGATAACATCGTAGTCGACCATACCTTGGATCTTATCAGCGATGAACTTGTCCGGCTTGCACCAGCTAACCCCCTTGCTCAAGACTCCATCTCCTAGCAAGACTCCCATGAGATATGGGTGGATCACGAAATCTTTCTTTTCTCCGAATATCCCGGAGAAAAGAGGAATGCTTATTCTGCCGGAATATCTTTCCTTGCTTATCAAGTCCATAAGCTCTAGGGTAGATACGACCCTTTCGGCCTTGGCGTTGAACTTGGAAGATATTACGCTCCACAAGTGGCTGCCACAGCATTCGATCTTGCGACCGTCCGAGAACTCGACCATGTATGTCTTGACATGTCCTTGCGGGAATATGCCGGTCACACGTGATTCAGCCCCGTCTACGGAGCAAACTTGGTCGCCTATCGCAAGATCCTTGTTCAGTTTCCATCCTGAAGGTGTCAATACCTTGGCATCCATCCTTAGAGCCTTTCCCATGGAGGGCCTAGCCGCTATTATCACCAAGTTTCCCGGCTGCCATCCGTTCGTGATCTTGTTCAGGTCGTGAAGACCCGTGTCAACACCGGATCGGATGTTTTTCCTAGCCATCTCCACACGCTTGTATAAACCGTCCATGGAGCCTTTAAGAGCCTTGGATATATGCTCGCCATTAGACTTCCCGATAAGTTCCTCCATGAGGCTCTCTGATCCGTTTATGGCCTTGTGCAGTACGTCACCTATATCCTCGTTGGAATAGATAGCGTTCTCAAGTTCATTGGCTATCACCAGCCCTTTCCTTTGTATGGATCGCTCCTTGACTATCATTGCGTGGTCCAGTATATGGGCCGATGACCCAATCTTGGAGGTAAGGGAGGCTATGTAGATCGGCCCTCCTATACTCTCGAGATCTCCGGATGACAGCATCGCTTGGGTGACCGTCATCATGTCTATGGGCTTTCTCTCCTTGTATAGCCCGGATATGGCCTTGAATACCGATTGGTTCCTCTTGTCGTAGAAATCGGCCTCAGATAGTTCCGAGACGATTTTCTCGAAAGCGTCGCTCTCTATGAGGCAAGCCCCTAGTATTATCTGCTCTATCTCCTTGGCTTGGGGAGGTAGTTTCCCGTCAATCTGGGACGATGTAAACCTGTCTCGATCCATTCTGTTGCTTGTCTTCATTCTCGTTTATATTTTCAAACTCACTCTCCCATCTTCGCTGGTTTATCCAAGTTGTCAAGTGCGGATATTCGGGCACCCAATTGCCGGAATTCTTTTTCTCGTTATGCCATTCTATCTCTTTGCTTATGGCTAAAGGCAATAAGTCTATGACCTCGGCATAATCCTTATGCTTTTTGACAAAATTGTTGAATTCAACGTCAAGACCTTTTTTAGTGCCCGGATATGATTTTCGGAAAGCCTCGAATTTTTCTTTTATATATTTTCTTTTTTTATCATTATCAATATCATTATCATATAGGGTTATCTTCGGTAATGTTGGGTTATCTTCGGTTATCTTCGGTAATGTTGGGTTGTCTTCTTTACCCTTTGAGTAATAGGGGTTTGACTTGCCTTTCTTGAAATTTGGATTACCTCCTTTTTTACCGGATTCCCTATTGTTGGATACTCTCTCATCATATTTTTTTTGATTGAAATCGATTTCTCTTTTAATGAAGGAGAATGCCATTTTAGCCTGCGGTCTCAGCTCCGATAGTGTCCCCGATACGGCATACCTAATAACCGCCTCGTACACTTCAAGTCTGATCTCCGAAGGATAATCCACTAACACCTCGTACCAATCAGCATTAAAAAGAAATGTTTTTTTAGATGTGTCCATGTCAATATATTATTCCTCTATTATACAATTCCTCCCTATATTGCTCCAACGCCTGAAGGCATCGTTCCTTGTCCATGTATCCCATTGGCATTATCCCGGCCAACCTTGCGTTGCATCGGTCTATGCCATATTTGAGATCCCTGTTTGACATTTTCTTTATATCCATGTTATCTCTTTTTAAAAGTGTTACAAAATCTCGTGGAGTTAGCTACCCGTCCAGCGTCATGTATGATGCACCAAACGCATAGCCCCTTGTGAGGATGTCCGTTGGCGCAATCGCCACATTTCACCTTTTCTTGCTCGTCTTTCTTCTTCGCCATATCACCAAGTCTTTATTTTTATTGGTAGATCGGCGTACCACCAAGCCAGAATCGTAGCGTCACGTTGGTCTTGGTTCGTTCTCTTAGGCAAGGGACCGACTATGTAGGAGAGTTCCTCATGGGTTATCTTGCCCTCGTCCCCTTTCCAATGCTTGGTCAAAGGCTTTACCTCCTCGCAGGGAATCCCTATGTGCTCGCACATCTGGAGAAGCAATATCCCGGTTTGCTGGTTACGACCTACATACTTGGCTATCCTCTCGCCGGATTTACCCCTAGCCTTATGGAAGTTGCTTTTTTCGTTAAGCCATCCGGCCTCGACAATGACCACTATGTCTATCCCCTTGTATCTCTCTCTTGCCTCCTTTATGAAATCGACCAACACAGGGAAGGGGAGGCTCTTTAGAATTAGCTGTCTCGTTGAAGGAGACAGTACGCATATACCGGATTTATCTATGTCCGGGTCAACGGCTATCACTAAATCATGTTTTTTCTTTCCCACGAATTCCTCCTTTCTTTATCGTTTATTAGTAAGAATACGGCCAATATCAATGCGATCAGTCCTAGTATTGCGGTGATAAGGTATATGGCCATTGTCAAGTGATCTAAATTCTGTATTGTTTCCATAATTATATGTTTGTTATTCGTGGACGGTGCCGGGATCGAACCGGCCTCTTTACGTCATGCGCACTCCGTAACGTTTCATCCCGGAATACTTACCGCCCGAAATCCCCGCGTATCCTCACGGACGGCGGGGATAATAATTAACTAACCCAAATCTAATACCATGAAAAACACGAAACTTGCGTTATTATATCTCTATTATTACGATATCTGGAGCGATCTTTCTGATGGCATCCAGTTGCTCGTCAATCACTTTATTCTTGTATTCCTCAATGGCTTCATTTGCCCCAGCTGACACAAGGGATAGCGAAACGTCTCTTCCGTCCACATCAGCGTAAATCTCAACCTCGATTTCCTCACACGCAAAACCCTTGAAAAGTGGGATGTTCAACTTGAACGACCCCGGGAGATTGGAATCAACCACCTGCGAATAGTTATCGGTTCTGCTGCCATTCTCTTCCTTGCTTCGCTCTATGTCTTGGTTTACCTTTGCCTTGAAGTTTTTCAAGGCAGACACCAGCGTCATGTTTTCCGATTTGTCCTTGAAGAAGGCACGATGCATCTTGAAGAACTTGGATAACTTGATAGGTTCCCACTTCTTTTCCGCATTGATACCAAACTCAACCATTTCTTTGGACGGCTGTAATACTCCAGTAATACAGTTTCTATAATGATCAGTCTCTTTATCCACTAAAGATATTTCCATATCATCACGGTTTACCGTTATATTTGCCCGCTTTTGATCGATAAGCCCCACTCGTTTTTCGAGCCAACGCAAAGGGCTGTCAATCGTTCCTTCAATATTAACGGGAGTTGGTTCTTTCGGGTCGAGCGCTACGGGGGCTTTTCCTTCTCTCAATACTACTTCGATTGGTGCACCACTATAATCTTTCGGTACAACCACATTTAATTTGTTCTCACTCATGATTCTGTTCCTGTTTTACGATTAATATTAAAAATTGATTTCTGCATTTCTTGGGGTTGCATCCTCCGGAAATAGACAAGTTCGCCGGCACCATTATAATAATTGGCTTCCTTGTTCTCGTGATCAAGGAACTTATAGCACTTGTCCTTGATATCCTCGGATTTACGCTTGATCTGGTCAAGATACTTTGCTTTGGCCGTATTAAGCGGTTTTAGCCGTGATTTGTACGACTCCATCCAGTCCGCTTTCTCCTGTTCCAATTCGGCTATATCAATTGACGTGTCCGCTAGCTTGGTCTTGATCTCATTCAACTCGTCCTCGGTAAAAGGATGATTGTACCAGATCTCCTCGACGGCGTCGCATGAGTCCTCTAGGACTTGCGGCCTGTTTGATAAAGGCTCGTTTTGAGCGATGAATTTTTCCATATACTTTAATAATTAATGTTATATTTTTTTCTGTCATATTGTGGGATATATCCTTTGCAAGGAGTATTCCCGTCAAATAAGGCCGATTCCGGCCTTACAGTTTCCCCATCTTTTTTAGACGGGTCTTTCCAATGTTTTTGCCGTTGATGGCAGAGGCAATGTCTTTTAGAGCATGCCTCATTGAGGCAGTATTTAAGATCTCTCATTTTTCTTATAGGTTTCCAGCTTCTTGACTTCCTTTTTAAGGAGTCTGGCAGCATCCATGTATTTGACGCTGCCATAAGGAGCGGTAATAATAATGTTGGTATGCCTCACGATCTTATCTATAAGATAATTTGGAGGCCTGTCACTTTTTCTCATGACTAAAAATTCGAAAGGTTTCTCATGAAATCGTATTCGGATATATCACGAAGGAATACCGAGAAAAGCACGTCCTTCACACGCTCGTAGAGATCCATGAACTCGGCCTCGTCCATCTTGTCGAAGGCTATCGACTTCGGGACCTCTATCCATTCCTTACGTGATATGCTATAGGCCGTATCGCAATGCCCGGCGGCGATCTCGACGGTCTTCCGGAAACACTCCACGCTCTCCTTGAAATGCGCCGTGGTCTTCTCGTTCTGGTAAGACCATGCGCAATTTATCAAGGCGAAATACTTTTTCAGAAAGTCGTAGTTCCGTGCCAGCGTTATCTTGGCCTTGTAGATCTTACCTAGCTTGAGTTTTTTCTTCTCGTCATAGTCGGAATCATAGCATGGCCTCAATCCGCTGGCTGTGTTGAGCAAGTATAGTTCCATGGTCAGAACGGCAATCCATCGTCTTCTCCAACCGATGGGGCGTTGTTGATATCCTCCGGTGAGGGGATATTGCTCTTGAACGTGGATTCCATCAAGTCACCTATGCCATAATAAACGCCTTCCTTTCGCTCCTCTTTCCTTGGGGCGCAAGACACATAATGCGTATAGGTGCGGTTGTCGAACGTGACAGGCTCTTTTTTCTCCCCGATCGAGATATTGAGGAAGATCTTCTCTCCCTTGGCCGTCATTACTTTTTTCATCAACTCCTTCGGTATGTCGCTCAAGCAGATTGAGCCGTATAAATTCGCCATAATGTTTATGATTTTAAATTTTAGATTTATAAGCGGGGCGGTCGGTTATTCGCTACGGCGGGGATAACCACCGTCCCGTAGCCACGGCATGCGTGGATTATTTTTTGTTGAATGTTATAGAATATGACATCTTAGCCATCCGTATCGCCGGATGGATCGTGTATATCTCTCCGGTCTCGTCATCAATGACCGTGGTATTATCCGGCACCGTCTTCAGGAACGCCTCCCGTTCTTTTATCTTGGCATCGAGAAGCAGCCTTTCCTCGATCAGCCTAGCGTAGACCGGATCATTGCAATTGGAGTGGTCGTAGGATACGCCTGTCTCCTTTATCTTGACCGTGGCCCCGTTCCAAGAGCGCTCCTTCCCGTATTTCTCGATCTCGGAAAGGACAGCGTCCTTCATCCGGTCATCGTCCAGCGTCCTCTTGATGGTCTCTTGCATCGCCTTTAACTTGACGACGTGTGATACGGGATCTACCTCACCTTCCAGTACCGGGTTCAAAAGGTCTATGGATAAAGCCTCGATATCGCTTTTCGTTAGCGGGGTCTTGCCGCTTAGCTCTAGTTCTTTGCTCATGACAGGTTGTTGTTTATTTTATAGTTGTTGTATATCTCTACGAAAGAATCCATCTCTACCTTTCCTATAATGTAAGCATTGCTGATAACGCTTTCTACGGAGAATGGTTGGTTGGCCTCCTTGGCTATCTTCTCTTTATTGTATAGCCACTCCGATATGGATTTCATTGCGCTCTCATTGTTTAGATGATCTCTCGTAAGCTCTTTCTTTACTCTGGAGTTTGCCGTTTTTTTAGGCTGCTCTTTAGGCTGCTCCTTTTGGGCGGTATTACCGCTCGCTATGTTAGCGTCCTCGTCATCGTCGGCCACGATGCCTAGGATGGCGCAAAATGCGTATCTTTTGGCGTACGTGATGGCCGATCCGATGGATTGAGCGTTCGCCGTATTGGATGGCATCCTTACCTTGGACGATATCCATTGACCGGAGGAATGAAGCAGTATGGTACGGATGGAGTAATCATCCTCTATTAGCTGACATACAGCAAGTTCGTTTTCCGCTAATGGTTGTTTCGCCGCCCTTTTGCATTCGGATAGATCTGCGTATTTAAACTTGTACTTTCCTCCCGTTTTAGTTTCTACCTCAACCTCGGAATTGAGGCTTGGTTGCTCTAGCGATCCTTGGAACTTGGCCAACGCTATCGCTAATTTGTCAATCTCTTCTGATTTATCCATGTTATCGTGTATTTAAATTCGTCAGCCTCCGGGAGTCGAACCCGGACTAAGACCATCGGCCGCCCTGCCCTCACTACCGTGTCCCTTTCCACCGGGCCAATGATATCGTCATGGCCTACCACTTGTCTAGGATATCGGTTGCCGGTCTGGGTCGGGGTTGCACCTCGTAAGGGCAGGTTTACCAATTATAAGAATCTAACAGGAACCTAAGCTCTTCCATGCTCTCCTCATATTCCTCGTTGTCTTCCTCCCCGTCGTACTCCGGTTCGCCGTCGGGGTCTTTGATGTAGATGTCTCTCATGCGATCCTCCGATAAGCAATGCCTTGGGGCTATTGTATTTCTTTAAATACCCCTCCATCTAATTTGTAATATGTATCCGCCTTTATCTTCTCCCCGTCAACAAATTCCGTTTTTACGCAAACGGGGATATATCTTTGCTTTTTATCAGAATAAGACCATTCGGATAATGTTATCCATGATCCTTTTGAGGCTTTTGCTACAGAGTTAATACCTGCGCACATGATGACACAGCCTTCGCCAGTGCTGTCAATCTTGGCACCGTAGCCGGACGAACCAATCTTGGCACCGTAGCCGGACGAACCAATCTTGGCACCGTTGCCGGACGAACCAATCTGGGCACCGTAGCCGGACGAACCAATCTGGGCATCGTAGCCGGACGAACCAATCTTGGCACCGTAGCCGGACGAACCAATCTTGGCACCGTTGCCGGACGAACCAATCTGGGCATCGTTGCCGGACGAACCAATCTGGGCACCGTAGCCGGACGAACCAATCTGGGCACCGTAGCCGGACGAACCAATCTGGGCATCGTTGCCAGACGAACCAATCTGGGCACCGTAGCCGGACGAACCAATCTTGGCATCGTAGCCGGACGAACCAATCTTGGCACCGTAGCCGGACGAACCAATCTTGGCACC